CTGAAGATATTTTAACGTTGTGGAGTAATACAAAGTTACAAACAGGAGTATATGTCCATAGCCCCTTTTGTAAAGAACAATGTACCTATTGTACTTATAAAGGTACTATGTTTGAAAAAGATGCTTTCCATCGTTATTATACAAAATATCTTCCTGATATGATTAAGTTTTATGAACCAATATTAAGTTCGAATCTCATCCGCAATTATTTTTGGGGTGGTGGAACTCCAACATTAATGTCTGCAGAAATAATGAATAATATATTTGAGCTTATTCCTAATTTCAAACAAACGAAAAGAAAGTTAATAGAATTCCACATGGCAGATTGGAATAAGGAACAATTAGATGTAGTAAAAGAATATAACTTCAATACAGTAGTGGCGTGTGTTCAAAGTTTTGATAAAGAGGTAGTAAAGCAACAAAAAAGAAGAACACCAAAAAATGATACTATTATTTTTGATTTTATAGACTATGCAAATTCATTAGGATTATTTACAATGTCGGATGTTATCTTTTTTTATACAGGAAACTTAAATAAAGATTTGGATAGACTTTCTTCAGATATACAAAAATTAGCAAACCACAATATATCGGAAATAACTATACAAACAATTCATGGTGAAAAGGGTGTACATCGTGAACATGAAGGTGGACAATTTGATGCAGAAGTTTCAAAAAGAATAACTAAATTTTTAAATGATAATAATCAATATTGGGCTGCAGGGTGGGAAGATGAAACAGAACCCCCATACGATTATTATTGTGATAGACAAGGAAGAAAACATAGAAAAGAATTGAAGGTGTATAAAAAAGAAATAGATTGGGATGAAATGTCACAACAAGATATACACCTTGACGGATTGTATACTAATCCAGCAATGTTATTATCTACAAATTATAATGTATTAGGAATTGGATCTTATAAAAATTATAAACACACATTTTCTAGAATAGGAGATGAATTAGAATACATTGAAGATGGTGATACTTATAAACCTAAATGGGTTTGTACTTATGATAAAAAAGATTGGCCTATGGAGAAATTAGTAGGTGACTTTTTTAAAAAATTAAGTAATACTATAGGTGATCCTCCAGATGGAATAGATTTTACCTTTGGTTCATTTGTAGATCAGTCTTATGAAGATAATCGTGATAAGAAAAAAATTGAAAGAAAATTAATGGTAGATTATCGTTGGTTGTCTGGAGAATCATTTGTTCATATAGATGAATATATACCTAAATTAAAAAAAGTAGTAGATGGCACAGTTAGTTGATTTTTCTCAAATCTTTATCGGTTCATATATGTCCGCATCCAAATTTGCTACTGTAGATATGGATGTAATTAGACCTGCGGTATTAAATACATTACGAATGTATAGAACCAAATTTGTATCTGAGTTTGGTGAATTAATTTTATGTTGTGATGATCGAAAGACATGGCGTAAAGATATATTTCCAAACTACAAGGCGTCTAGGAAAAAGACTAGAGCGGCCACTTCAATAGATTGGGATAATCTTTACGAATCTTTAAATCAATTAAAAGAAGAATTAATAGAATGGTTTCCTTATAAATTAGTTCAAGTAGAGAAGGCAGAGGCAGATGATATTATCGCAGTATTAGTAGAGTTAATAAATGAAAGAAGTTTGATATTATCAAGTGATAAAGATTTTGTTCAATTGCATGGTTTTAATGTTAGACAATATTCACCTATGCAAAAGAAGTTTGTAGAAGGAGATCCTAAGTGGAATCTTCATGAAAAAATTATAAAGGGTGATGTTGGAGATGGTGTTCCAAATATTATGAGTGATGATAATGTATTTATAGATGAAGGAAGACGCCAGAAACCAATAACCAAGAAGAAAGTAGATGCTTGGTATGAACTAGATCCAGATATGTATTGTAGTAGTGAGATGTTAAGAAACTATAATAGAAACAAACAGTTAGTTGATTTGGGTGAAGTACCTTCATCAATTCGTATAAATATAACTAAACAATTTGAAACTATTGCAGTTGGTGATAGAAAAAGATTACTCACATATTTTATAAATCATAGATTGAAAAACCTTACAGAAAGTTTATCGGAGTTTTAATTTATGGCGATAAGAAGTATTCCATTAATTTTTGAAGATGTAGCAGCTGCGAATTCCATTGAGGCTAGAAAGAAAGTCTTATTGGAAAACGAATCAAATCCTCTAAAGGACTTATTAAAATATGCCTTTCATCCAGATATAAAATTTGCTCTACCTTCTGGAGAGCCACCATACAAATGTGTAGGATCTCCTGATGAGTATAATCCCACATATCTATATCCCAATATTAGAAAATTTTATCTATACATTGAAGGGGGTCATGACGGACTTACTCAATTAAGAAGGGAGTCACTTTTTATTCAGATGTTAGAGGGATTACATCCCAAAGAGGCTAAAGTAGTAATTCAAGTTAAAGATAAAAAGTTAAAGTATAGAGGTTTAACTTATAAATTAGTCAAGGAAACTTTTCCAGAAATATTACCATAATGATAGATGTAAATAAATTTGAAAATAGGATAGTTAAATTTAAGCGTATATCTGAAGGGGTTGAAAAGGTTAGTCACGCCGAAATTAGGCGTATAGATTATGATACTTCTTCAGCTATGCCACGTTCTGTCACAGCAAGATTTGTTGGGCCACCATTAAATGCAATAATGACTTTAAATTACGATGAAGAAAGAAAAACATTTAGAGGTGGATTAGGACCTGATATTATTGAATCGGATTTTAATATTGAAGAATATATTAAAGATTCTCAATTAGGTTCAGGAAACGAAACTGTTGTCAGAAGTCGCCGAAGGGGTCGAGCGAAATTCTAGGAACGTTAACCCAATAGTAAGAGGACTATGAAGAAAATTATTTTACTTCTTATTTTATTCATTGCTTCTGTTGGAATGACAGGATTTTCAGGAACATCTCCTAAAGGAGATTTCTATTACATGCATCCACAAAATACAACAACAAGTGGATTAATTGAAATAGCAGAAAACGTTATTAGTAAAAGTCTAGTAATAGACGATAAAGAAGTTACATGTATGGCAAAGAATATTTTCTTTGAAGCCGCAGTCGAAAGTACGGCAGGGAAATTAGCTGTAGCCCATGTAACATTAAATAGAGTTGATTCAAAACATTTTCCAAGTTCAGTTTGTGAAGTTGTTTATGAAGGACCACATTATACCGGAGCAAATGGTCAACTTTATCCTGTAAGGGATCGTTGTCAATTTTCGTGGTATTGTGATGGTAAAGGTGATGATCCAAGAGAAGGATCAAGGTTGTGGGAAGATGCACAAGAGTTGGCAAAATATGTTTTATTGAGATCAGAAGAATTGCCAGATATTACAGATGGTGCACTTTTTTATCACGCTAGTTATATTAATATTCCTAATGGGTGGAATAAGAAAAAGGTAACTACAAAGATAGATACACATATTTTTTATAGGCCAAATAGTATGAGATTGTAATTATGTTTTTTAGTCATGCAAGTCAGTTGAATATATTTTTTTTCGATAGTGATCCGTCAATGTGTGCATTTGCACATTGTGATGAACATATACATGAAATGATTCCTGTATACTCTCAGATATTATCTAATGCACATCACATCTTAGATCCAGAAGGTGAGATTATTGAACACATTAAACCTTTAGACCCAGGCTTTCCGAATGTTCAGATGGAAGTTCAGGTAGCTTGGGCTAAAGATGCAGAGAGTAACTATCAATGGTTACATGATCTTTGGTTTTGGATGAACAAAGAATATTGGTATCGTTTTGATGGAATGCATGAAGATTGGAATACGTTGTATAATAAGTTAAGTCATACTCCCCAAAATATTCCCGATAGTAATTTCACTTCCCCGTCCTCATTAGTTCCAGAAGAATTTAAAGAAACCAAATTAGAAGATGACTTACAAAACACTATTGCGGGATATAGAAATTTTTATCGATGGTGGGTTGATAATAATGATTGTAAATGGAGTGCTCCAGAGGGAGCAACTAGAACTGCACCAGATTGGATTATAAGAACAGAGGAAACGATAGATGCCAACGTATGATTATCAATGTTCAGAATGTGGACACACATTTGAGGAGACTTTAAAAATAGCAGATCGTAATGCGCCCTGTGAAACTCCTTGTCAACAAGATATACCTCAAACCAAACACATGAGTATTAAATGTAATGGTGAAGTAACACAAGTTATGCATGCTCCATATTTTGGTTATGATAATATAAAAACTAAACATTCACAAAATAATAAAGTACCAAGTTGGTATACAGATAAAATAAAAGATTTGAAGAAGTCGAAAAGATTTCCTGGCAATACGTTATGAAAAAATTTGTACATCTCGCCAATCGACCAGAGTTGTCGTTTGGAATGAGGACTGAAAATCACAATGGAAAGAGGCATTATGTTACCCCTGAAGGTGAACTATATCCATCAATCACAACAGTACTTGGCGAGTTGTCCAAAGCTGCAATACAGGCTTGGAGAGAACGCGTTGGAGAAGAAGAGGCAAATAAAATTTCGGGAAAAGCTTCCCGTAGAGGAACAAGCGTACATTCTGTCTGTGAATCCTATATCAAAAACGAAGACGATTTCATTGATGGACAAACGCCCAACATTATTGAATTATTCAAAACGATTGAACCGTTCTTTGAAAGAATCAATAACGTTCACGGAGTTGAATTAGCATTATATTCGGATCATTTTGGGATCGCAGGGAGAACAGATTTAATTGCAGAGTTTGATGGTACGTTATCGATAATAGATTATAAGACAAGTAATAAGGCAAAGAAGAAAGAGTGGTGTGAAAGTTATTTCGCTCAAGGTGCATTTTACGGAGTTGCATACGAAGAACTCACAAAAATTCCTGTACCACAAGTTGTAATAATTATGGCAGTTGAAAATGAAGCACCACAATTATTTGTAGAAAAAAGAGATGATTGGATTGATAAGATTTGGGAAGCCAAAAAATTATATTATGAGTCACATCTTTTGTGACCTAAATATTATTGAAGCTGTTGAAGTTTCTGAATAGCAGGTAAGACACCGGTGCGATTCCGGTCAGCTCCACCAAGAGTTCACTATCACATTTTGTGAATTGTTGATGGGGCTGTAATAGAATTCGATTGGTTGTGATGTCAGAGAAAGAGGTTTCAATTAAACATAATCGCAAATAATAACGATTATACACCTGCATATGCATACGCAATCGCTGCGTAAGATATAGCCGAGTTGTGGCCGTCACTTGGGAACAGAAGCACGGTCAGCTAATTTTAATAGGAGTCAATTATGTCAGATTATAAAAATGGTTACAGATCAGAAGTAGCAAGATATATAAGAATACCTATTGAAAGAAAAGAATACGAAGAATATGTAGAGACAAGAGATTTGGTAGACTTGGCCGGTAGAATTGAAAGGGGTGAACCACATGAAGTTAATCCTAACTATGGTGGACAAGGATATACATATCTTTATCCTGAAACAAAAGATTTAGGTAGATTAAAAGTAACCCCTGTAGAAGATACATGGAAATTAGAATGGGAGAATCTTCATGGCTGAATATAAAAATGACGAACCTTGTGAATTTGTATATAGAGTTGAAACAGTTTCGAAAGTAGTAGATGGAGATACATTAGATTGTGTCTTTGATTTGGGGTTTGATGTTATGGGTAAATTTCGTGTGAGATTGTTAGGTATAGATACACCCGAATCTAGGACAAGAGATCTAGAAGAAAAGTTCTATGGTTTGAAATCTAAAGAAGCACTCAAGTCATGGGTACATTGGGCTATTATGTCAGATAGAGATGATATTGATATACAGATTAGATGTCCAGAAGCAGACAGTAGAGGTAAGTTTGGAAGAATACTAGGAGAGATCTGGATTAATTGTACTTCAGAAGGTGAACATAGTGGATGGACAAACGTAAATAAATGGATGTGTGAGAATGGTCACGCAGTAGGTTATTGGGGTCAAAATAAAGATGATGTTCAAGGTGAACACATGGCTAATAGAAAATTACTGAATGAGCAAGGAATAGTATATAAAGGATAATATGGCAAATCACATTGAATCTATAGAAGTAAGAAAAAGACGAGCACAATGGGCAAGGATTTCTTTATCTTGGGCTGTCGTTGGAACATTTTTAATATTATTATATTTGTTGTTTTTTTCTGATGCTGTTGCAGATAATCACATGCAACTGATAAACATTCTGGTAGGAGCCTACGTGGCTGTGCTAGCGAAGTCAACCGATTTCTGGTTCAAGGAGAAAGACGATCCTGAAACTAAGGAAGGGGAAGAGGCATTAGCAAATGGGCATTAAAATGAATAACTCTATGGTCTTCATGGAGAATATTGAGAACTTGGTTCAACAAACTAAGATGACCTATATAGATGCTGTTATGCATTACTGTGAAGAAAATAAATTAGAACCTGAAACCGCCGGTAAAATGATCGGTGGTAAACTAAAACAAAATATTCAGGAGGAAGCAGAAGACCTTCATCTTATTGAGAGGACTTCTAAACTTCCACTATAACATACTTGACAAATAAGGAAAGTGTGTTATAATATAATTATATGTAAGTGAAATAAATCGCAATACAATTAATACAACGCTATACGAATAATACGAAAGGAAAATATGTCGTTTGCAGATATGAAGAAAAAACGTGGAGATAAACTCCAATCCCTCCTAAAAGAAACCGCAAAAATTAATACCCCAACCAGAGGTCAAGGTGATGATGATCGTTTCTGGCGTCCAGAATTGGACAAGTCTGGAAATGGTATGGCAGTAGTTCGATTCCTGCCCGCACCTGATGGTGAAGACTTGCCGTGGGCAAGAACTTGGAATCATGGATTTCAAGGTCCAGGTGGATGGTATATCGAAAACTCTTTAACTACTCTTGGTCAGAAAGATCCAGTTAGTGAATATAATTCACAACTTTGGAATTCTGGTATTGAGGCAAACAAAGAGATTGCTCGTAAACAGAAACGTAGGTTGACTTACATTTCTAATGTTTACGTTATCAAAGATCCTGCCAATCCTCAGAACGAAGGTACTATTCGTTTGTATAAGTTTGGTAAGAAGATTTGGGATAAACTCAATGATAAGATGAATCCTCAATTTGAAGATGAGACTCCAGTAAATCCATTTGATTTGTGGGAAGGTTGTAATTTCAAAATCAAGATTCGTAAGTTAGATGGTTTTTCTAATTACGATAAGAGTGAATTTGAGAATGCTTCACCTCTTGATGAAGATGAAGCCAAGATGGAAGAAATCTGGAAGGGTGAACATTCTTTGGAAGAGTTTACAGATCAGAAGAACTTCAAGTCTTATGCAGAATTGAAAGAGAAGATGGAACGTGTTTTAGGTCTTTCAACAGGAACTAACGAGGTTTCCTCTGATGTACCTTTTGATGGTGGTAAACCTATGACTGCCGCTCAAGCAGCTGTCACACCACCTGAAACTGCAACACCTGTTGTAGCAGAAACTGCAGGAGATTCAGATGAATATTCTTACTTTGCAAAATTAGCTGAGCAAGATTAATGTCAAATGAAAATAGTACTATGTATGGATTTTGGTTTTGTGTAATAGTTTTATTACTTAGTGTTGCTTGTTGGGGAACACCTGATTTAGTCGATGCTTGGATATACTATTTGTCAGATGGATTTTATAAATCATTGTAATCGAGATGAGGCATCTCCATTGTCTGTTTTGATTGATGAACCGCCAATGACAGTAGAACCTGATGTGTTAACTTGACTTGTATTATTAGTTTGAATAATTAATGGTCTGCCAGTAGCAGCGGCTTGAGCTGTTTGGACTTGTAATTGGGCTAACATTTGACCACTTACAAGTCCTTCTGTTGCTGCAGAGAATTCTTTTAGTTTGGCCATATCAGTTGCACCTAGAAACTTATCAAGACCATTTCCTATCTTTTCTAGATTATCACCATCGAAAGCATCAAATGCATTTGCAAGTGCTGTAACTCCCATACCTGCTTGAGATAGTCCCGGCCCAATCGCGGCGAACTTCTGAAACTTTTCAACAGGATCACTTGCACCTATCCATTTTCCAAATCCTTCAGCAAGACCGGAAACGAATCCTCCTACACCGAAACCTTTCAAACCTTCACCTATCGCTTGCATTCCAGTTCCTACCATTGCGAAATTAGTTGCATCTATTTTTCCAAATTTAGTAACAGATGCAGCAACAGCTTCTAATCCTTTTGGATCATTGACCAATGATGCAATTTTTCCTCCTAATCCAAAGTCGTATAATCCTTCACCTATCTCTTGCATTCCTTTACCAACCGGCGCAAGATTTTCTGATTCTATCTTACCAAACCTGTCAACAGATTTTGCTATTCTTTCTAGGTCTTCTGAAGAAGGCATCGCGGCACCAGCAACCATAGCACCAACAGAAAACATTGCAAGACCACCGGCTAAGAGTGCAAGTCCTCCGGCAACTGCTGCCATATTACCAGCATCAAGGCCAGCTAATCGTTCTATTCCATCAACTATAGAATCTATTACAGTTGCTATTGTATCACCTATAGTTTTAATAACTTTTGATATACCATCAAATATAGATGTAAGGATTTTATCAACATTTTCCATAACGGCTATTATAACATCACCCGTCTTTTGAATTATTGCACTAATTTCTTGAAGTGCAATACCAACAGTATCTAAAACTTTTTGAATAGTTGCATTGAAGACGGGATCGGTAATAATATCTTTCAGTACTTTAAATATATCTACAACGATTGGATGTAATGCTTCAATTACTATTGCTATTCCTGTAAAGAAATCTTTAATAAACGGCCCCATATTTTTGACCATGTTACCAAATCCCTCTAAAACTTTTTGAAGGATAGTTCCAATTGCTTCACCAAGTGCTAGGATTATTCCAGTAATTATTTTCAATGCTTTACCTTCACCGGCAATCATTTCGAATACTTTAAATGCGGCGGCTAGTCCTGCAGCAAATATTGGAAGTGTAAGGGACATAACAGTTACACCTACTAATATCATTGGATTAGCAAAAGCGGCAAGACCTCTTGCAAGACCTTTTAGGAAACCTTCAATGCCCTTTCCCATTTTACTCATACTTTTGCCCATGGCGCCAACAGGATTCATTATAGCTTTACCCATCCTAGAGAAGAAACCACCAGCCTTTTTTTCTTCTTTTGCTCCATCTGGTATATCACCTTCTTCATCCGTACCTTTTATTCTGGCTTGTTCTCTTAAGGCTTCAGCATTTGCTTTGTGGATTTTAGTTTGTAAATTGAATATTTTATTGAGGGCTTTGAGAGTTTTGTTGGCTACAATAAGATCTTCATCTTGTCCGGCTTTTATATCGGTTGCGTGAGTATCATTCGCAGTCTGATTCGCCGATAATTTATCGATTACGTCTTGTAGTGAGGCTGCAGCCATTTTATTCCTTACTTATATTTTGCGTTTTCGCGTTGGATTCTATCATTCTCTTCTTTAATCCAATTTTGTAATAACATTACATATACTTGTCTTTCAAACGGCATCATATTTTCCAATTCCGTTAGACTCCACTTGTGATGCTGAATCATAGCGAAATTTGTTTGAAAATGGTTCGCCAGGGAATCGTGACTCAGCCCTATCCGAAAAAAGAGTCAACACCCGATAATACTAAAGGTTTTAACTTCTTACACTTAGGACATATCCAATTTATTTCATGTTCTAATCTTGGCATTGTTTCGAAGAATTCTCTTATTTTACTAAATTGTCCAGAACTAAGAGATTCAACAAAATCATCTAATTCCTTTTTAGTGGAATCTTTTCCTTTGTAAATTTCATCACCATCCCAGATATAATCAATACACTCAGAAATTAATTTAAAAACATTATCAGCAGATATATTTTCCCCCGCTGTAGCATATTTATTTACTAGGTCGAGATTTGGATATCTTAATTTTAATCCAATATCTTTAGTAATTTTTACTTCAGGAGATCCTTGTTTTGAAGTATCTACCTTTATATCATCAATATTAATATCTACATCACAAAGATCATCTTCTTCAGATTCTTTACAACATTTAAACTCTTCTGGTCTTGGAACTTTTACTGTTATATTTTCACCAACAGATTTTCCCCTAAGATGTAAAAAGAAATATTCAATATCAAAAGGTGCAAGGTCTTTAGTGTTTATTTTTCCTTCTGCACATGCTTCAATAATATCTACCATCGCTTTAGTCATTGATGTATCAGAACCACTTTCTAATGCCATCAATAAGGCCTTTTCTTCTTTTACGAGAAAAGGTCTAAATTTAACCTTTTGTCCAGTAGATGGAATTTTCAATTCATAAGTTGGTGTTACCACTTTTGGTAATGCCATAATATTCTCCTATAATATAATAATTATTTAATTATGTAGTTCCCATTTTTTGTATACTATATCTACAGTAAAATCTAATAGTTCAGAATTTTCCCATCCTAGTTCTATAGCACTCATTCCTTTAGGCCAAGCATCTACTAATTCAACTTTATGTTTAGGCTGTGTCGCTTCACGTTGTGTTCCGTCATAAACTGAAATATTAATACTACCTTTGTACTTATCATAATATTGCATATTATAACCTCTTGTATTTTGTATATGCTCTAACCAATTATACCAAAATTTTCTACATTGCCATTTATCTGTTTCTAGAAAGGTAATTGATATACCTTCAGTTGTAGTTTCATAAGGAACTTCCATAGCATATTTACCGCCATATCTAAAGTTTGTTGTTCCAAAAGTTCTACTAGGAAAACTTACTGTCTTAACGAGAAATTCTATATTTGCAGGATCTATTTCATCACTTCCAAATGCGGCGGTAATAGATGTTGGAGGTGTAACTTCAACATGATATCTATTTCTCTTTGCAAAATCTCCTTTGGCGCCTACTCGGCTTATAAATTCACTTATTCCGAATTCTGAATATGGTGGATTTCCTGCGCTGGCCATTAAAACCTTTCTCGGCTATGTTTCCACACTGCCTCATTGTTTACACTCTGTGTTTGTGATCGAAATCTTTCAACAGGTAAAAATAGTGCTGATTCCCACTCATTAGCACTAACTTGAATAAATTGTGATTTAACGAAACCATTTAAATATCGATGTATAGTTGGTCTTGCTCTTTTAACTCTGCCACTCATATATCCTTTTAACATACTATACGTTAATCTTAATTTGGTGGTATCATCATAATTTTGATTATTCGAAAATTCTTTAAGTTGATCCATTAATATTGCCCTATCTTTTGGAGCAAGATAATGGAAATTTAAACCAAGAAATCCGTCAGGATATAAGTCAACAGGAAAAACTAAGGGAAATGTATCATACCAGGGAAGAGTCTTTTTATGTTTAGGATTATAATAAAAAAAATACATATTTCCAAGATATGCTTGTGGGGAATATTCTTTATGTCTAGCCAGAATACTTTCTGGAGTTTCGTTAGTAAATTTACCCCTTAGACCCGCTACCCCATAATTTTCAATAAGTGAACGAAACCAATTAATTGCTGCTTTTGCTTGGGCAGTAACATTGGAAGTTCCAACTGCATCCTTTAATTTTTCTAAATAAGTTTGTTCGGCCATAATATAACTATTTAGTATTATTGAGAGTATCTTCTGTTAGTATTTTCCACTTCCATCCTCTCTTTTCACATACTATTTCAGCAGCTTTCCATTTTGCTTCATTTATTGCGAATGTTTTAACTTCCTTAAGATATCTTCTTTTATGTTTTGGATTGTGTTTGGGTGGTTTTGTTTGTTTCTTTGGTTTAATTTCTATTAATGTCTCACCTTTAGCGGTTTTAACCCAAAAGTCAGGAAAATATCGATGCCATTTTCCATCGATTGGACTTTTATATGGTATAATGATCTCCTCACTAGACCATCGCAAGACTTCAGGTTGTCGGTCAAGGTATTTCATGAAGTTTAATTCCCACCCAGATCGATATCGAATATCACTTGAATCACCTTTATATTTGTTCCTGTTTTGAGGACGAAATTTCCCTTTGTATGCCATATAAATATATAGATAGTTCAATAATACCAATTAAATAATAATGGAGAAAATAAATGGCAGGATACCCTGGAGCAAATCCACAACCAGAAGATCCACCGGCTTCTAATCCAGTGTATTTAGAATACCCCTCTACTTTACTTTCGCAGGGTGGTTCAGCAACGATGGATAATTATATGATGTTTCAGGCAACAGATTTTAAATCTCAAAAGCCCACACTTAATATAGCAATGTATATTCCAGGTGGTGCATTAAATACTGATTACAAAGCAGCATACGAATCAGTACAATTAGGGGGTTTAGGTGCAGCTGCGGTAGATACTGCAAAAGTAGTAGATAAAGCCGTTAATTCGGGAGCTGGATTTAGTGTAGATTCATTTAAAGATATTATGAATGCTCAAAAGGCGGGTATGCAAAGTGAAATGGGAAAAGTTGCTACACTTAAAATGGCAGAAAAAGCTAATGTTATTCAAGAGGGTACTAAAACTATAATGGAACGAGCTACTGGTGCAGTACTTAATCCTTTTACAGTTGCCGCATTTAAAGGTCCTACCGATATGAGAACATTTGAATTCGATTTTAAAATGTTACCACAAAATGAAGATGAATCTAAAACTTGTTTAAAAATTGCAAATGCATTTAAAAAGGCTATGTTACCTTCTCATGCGGGTGGAGATAGTGCAACTGCACCTTCAATGT